TTCATACACCCAACCCAAAACTACCCGGACCCAAGGACTATTGGCGTTGGCTTGGGCAAACTCCTCACACATGGTGTCCAACACGTCTTGGCTGGGCAGGCAAGTTTGATAACAGCCCGCCCAGCATTTAGTCCACTTCCAGGCAAATTCAAGATGCGTTTCTTGAGTCAAAGCCTGTTACACCTTGCCCCAGAAAGCTTTGACCACGCTCTTGCCGCGTGCAGTGCTGAGGCCTAGGGCCTTGACAACCACATCTACCATCTGTGCCTCATTTACCTTGCCCTTGTGGTCTTGGATCAGCGCACGCACCTGGGCTGCAACGCTGGGCTTTCCTGCGTCCTTGCTGGGCTTGGCTGCTGCTGGAGCCTTAACCTTGGCTTGCGTCTTCACAGCTTTGCCCTTGCGTGCAGGCGCCTTGCCTGCCTTCACCGCCTTGGGCAGAACCTTGTCCTGGCGAGCCTGCTCAGGTTCCGCATTGCTGTTAAGTGCACGCACAATAGCCTTAAGCGGCTTCTGCCAGTCCTGGATCAGCTTGTCGCTCTGTGCCTCAGCAAACGCCTCAGCATAGTGCTCCTGCAGGCGGACTCGCACCTTGGGATGACCATATTTGGTAATAATCTTTTCAATTTCCACAGCCAGCTCCCGGAGTTCCATCTTGCCCTTGAGCACAAGGGTTTTGAGGTTGTCAATCCGGGAATAGCAAGCCACATATGCCTCAATCAGCTTGCCTGAGGCACTGAGCGTGAGGTTTTCCATCCCAATGTCAGTGTTGGGCTTGGCCTGGTGCAACGCATTGTCAATGTAAGTGTAACTCTTGGGGCTCAGCTGAGCTCCCCGATTGAGGCAGTAAGCAATCTTACCCATAGTCTGCTGGGTGCCAAAAGGAACGTTCTTGACCACAGCAGCATCGTGGGGCCTGCCCACCTGCGTGAGATACGCTTGCGCTTCGCGAATCAGCTCTTCCGGCTCAGCAGCCTGATGCACCCAGTTCAGTGCAAGCCCATACCTCACATTGAAGTCTGGGGCCGTGTAGTCAAGGGTGCTGAAGTCGGGTGCACCACGGCTGTTCAAGATCTCTTGCAGCTTTGTGTCAGTGCGCGTCAACCGAGCCATTTGGGTAACTCCTGTCTCTATGAGCCCAACATATAGCTAGTTGGGCCCAGTGTCAACCGTTTTCTTTGCCAAATTGCCAATTTTTTTGATGTGTGATTTCCGCAACACCCAAGACTTGAGGCAGCGCGGCACATTGCCCTGCTGCCTCAAGTTGTGTGCCCTCAAGAGTGCAACCGGGTTCCGGGGCACGACCTCGTCGTCACTTCCAGACGGGGTTACCGTCAGGGGCTTTCACCTCACTTGCCCAGGTTTGGCGAATTCTGGCCTTCACTACAGCTGGTATAGGCACATAATCCAACCGTTCAGCTATCTCGTCGCCATGTGTGTAAGCCCAGTCAAAAAATCGCATCACTGTGAGGCTGTTGGTGGGGTTGCGAGGATCACGCGGCAACAGAATGTAGGTGGGACTCACAATAGGCCAACTGTTGGCGCCAGGCTGGTCAACGAGGTCAACAGCAAAGTTAGGCACGTTCCAGTTGGCAGATGCTGCTGTAGCCTCAAAAGCCTTGTGAGTGGGCTTCACCCAATGTCCATCGCGGTTGCGGATTTGCGTGGTAACCAATCCAGCTTGCTGAGCATAGGCATTTTCCACATAACCAATGGCTCCCATGACCTGACGCACACTGGCGCTAACACCCTCGTTTCCTCGTGCTCCAGTGCCAGTGGGCCACTTAACTGAGGTGCCTGTACCTACCTGGGTGCGCCATTGCTCACTCACTGCCGATAGGTAACTGGCCCAAACAAAGGTTGTTCCGCTGCCATCTGCGCGATACACCACTGCAATAGCCAAATTAGGCAAGCGAATTGTTGGATTCAGTTCCACAATGCGTTGATCATTCCACTTTACGATCTTACCTAGATAGATGTCTGCCAACACTGGACCAGTGAGTCTCAGTTGCTCTCGCTCTAGACCCGGCACATGGACTGCTGCAACTAAACTGCCCATAGCTGTTGGAAACTGCACTAAGTTGTTTTTTTCCAAATCCTCCTGTTTCATAGGAGCATCACTGGCCCCAAAATCCACAGTGCGGTTCCGGATTTGGTTTTGCCCAGCACCGCTGCCCACACTTTGGTAGTTGAGTGCAATACCAGTTTTCTTCGCTTCCTCTCCCCATTTTTGATAAAGCGGGTTGGGAAAAGTGGCACCAGCACCGTTTATTGGTTGCGCAACTACACCAGTAGCACCCATTGCCATCAACGCAGCAGCCATCAACAATTTTTTCAAACCCATAAAGTTTCCTTTCATAGTTTCTTTTGGTAATCTCAGTTTGCCGACGATTTTCCAAATATGCAATGAGGCTCTAAAGTTTTAATACGACTGTAATACAGCTTTTAACATAAGAAAGAGTCAGGAGTGTGACTATCATAAATATCACAAATGAGGAAAATGTTATGCCGCCGTTGACGTTCTGGAATGGAGTTGGTGCGAAAAACAAAGATTACAAGTTCTTTGATCGCATGGCATCTCAGTATATGAACATGGGTGGTACAGAATTTTATTGCCATAAGTACGTTGGGCCACTGAATCCAGATCCCAAGATTGTTACACCTGACACAGACGAAACCAACTTACTCAGCATATCAGACTTAGTGAACTTGGAGGTGAGAGACAGAAAATATGACAACGACGTCTACAGCCTCAAGGGACACTACTTAGTCACTGACACAGAGTTTGATTTGAAGCAGTTTGGTTTTTTCCTGTCAACAGATACAATTTTCATAACCTTTCATATCAACCAAATGGTTACCCAACTGGGCCGACGGTTAATGAGTGGTGATGTACTTGAAGTGCTGCACATGAGAGACGACACTACTTTGGATGGCAGGCCCATCAACAAGTTTTACGTGATCCAAGAGGGCACACGTCCTGCAGAAGGATTTAGCCCCACTTGGTGGGCACATCTATGGCGTGTGAAGTGCCAACCACTTACAGACAGTCAAGAGTTCCAGGACATTTTGAATAAAGAATTGGAAGATCGTGGAGATGGAATTGTGCCTGAGCCCAATCCTGACGGCAGCATGCCTACAATTGGTGATATCACTAGCGTATATGACAAAGAAATCAGCATCAACGATGGTGTTTTGGAAGAGGCTACTGCTAACGTGGCATTCAGAAACTGGCAAAGCACACACTTTTACATCCTTCAAGAGGACTTAGACCAACCTATTTCAGTCTACAACTCAGACGGTATCCCACCAAACCAAAGCAAACCTGTGCCTTCTGGCACAAGTTTTCCCGCTGTTAACAAAGAAGGCGACTATTTCCTTCGCTTAGATTATGTTCCCCCTGTATTATACAAACGGACTGCATCAAAGTGGAAGAGAGTTGAGACCAATTATAGGGCCCCGTGGCTACCCGCTAACCGCGTGCTCACTAGCTTCATCAACAACAAAAACAAAACCACTCTCACAGATGGTAGTGTGATTGATGAACGCCAAAACCTGCGCACAGCTATCAAACCTAAACTAGATCCAGATATATAAGGAGACAAACATGAGTAAAACAACAGGCGAAAAAGGTCTATCACTTATCAAGAGTTTTGAAGGCTTGCGATTGGACGCCTATATCTGTCCTGCAGGTGTAGCCACTATTGGTTATGGCACAACCAAAATCAATAGTCAAGCAGTTAAAGTGCCGTCAGTTATAACAGAGTCCCAAGCCAACGACTATCTGAAAACTGATGTCAAAGCATTTGAGCAATCTGTTAACAGTGCTGTCTCTGTGCCAGTTACACAAAACCAATTTGACGCACTTGTGAGTTTCACTTACAATCTAGGCGCTGGCAATTTACGTAGCAGCACACTCTTGAAAAAGCTCAATGCAGGTGACTATGCTGGTGCTGCTGATGAGTTCCCCAAATGGAACAAAGCTGGTGGCAAAGAACTGGCAGGTTTGACCCGCCGCCGAAATGCTGAAAGGGACTTGTTTCTCAGCTAATGGAATATTGGTACAACCAACAGCTACGGCAGTATAGACTTCAAGTCATACGAGCATTCAGCAACTTCAGTGTAAGCATGGGTATCAACAGCGACGGCACCCCGAAGCTGAGGCGAGTGCCTTGTCGCTATGGTGACCCTTCACGTTTGGCAGAAACCATCACAAATGCCAACAGTGAAAACAAATTACCAACAGCCCCTTTCATCTCAGTCTATTTGACAGCCATGAGTTTGGCACCCAACCGGCGTCATGCTCCAAGCCTTGTTTCAACACAAAACGTTATTGAACGTGAATACGACGGAGAAAATAGTCGCTATCTAGGTACACAAGGTAACAGAAGCACTGTTGAACGTTATATGGCTGTACCTTTTGACCTGACCTTCAACGTAGACTTTTGGACCAGTAACCTTAACCAAAAAGAAGAGCTTATTGAGCAAACCCAAGTACTCTATAATGGAATGATTGATATTCAAACATCGAACAATCCCTTGGACTGGACAGCTATTACAACCCTTGAGCCCACAAACATCACTTGGAGCAGTCGAAGTATTCCCATTGGTACAGAAAACCCCATTGATGTTTGTACTGTTGAATACAAAGTGCCAATTTTCATAAATCCACCAGCCAAAGTAAAACTACAAAAGATAATTCAAGAGATTGTAACAAATATACGTGAAGGTGAATATGATCCCAACACAATGGAGTGGACCGAACAGTCTTTGCTGAGTAGAGTGTTAACAACTCCTCTGGATGCCTGTATTGCCATGGCCAATGCAGGTGAAAACACCTGGGAAATCAGCCTACAAAGTCCTTCTGGTAGTACGATTGATCCTCAGACATTGCCGACCCGTGTGTTGGGCAGAAAAAATCCTGTATTGACACCTGGTACTACATTCAAGTTCAATGGGCAAGCTATAACAATACCCAACACAAGTATTGATGATTTAATCAACTTGATTCGAGTGCGAACTGTTGAACCCAGTTTGAACGCAGTTTTTAATTTGAATCAGCAAATTGAATTTTGGAACATGACTGGTGGAGATATTGTCTTGGAAAACGTGGAAGGCACACCAATCCAAGATTTGGGATTTCAGCCCACCATATACAAGGGCGGAACCTTGGCTTGGTGGAGGCTCTTGGACAAATATGGCGCAGTAAAACCCCAAAGCAGTTTCCAAGAAAACGCTAGCCAAATAAGGCTGTTGTCAACAGATGATCTTGACAACAGAGACTCTGACATTGTGGGATATATTGATTTTCATCCCACCAACCAAAACTATTTGATTTGGAAAGGCGAACTTTCCAGTTGGCCTGGAGATCAACTTCCTCCCATCACTGCTGTTATTGATCCACAGCGCACTTACCCTGGCTCTGGCTTGACTGAGGAAAGATTTGGTCAAAGATATTTGTTGACAAATGAAATTGCATTTCAAAGCGGCGCGTGGGGCAATGTTCAGGCAATACCAAATGTGCAGGCACTGGTAGTTGGTAAGGTCAGCAACAACGAACTGGTAATAGAACCTGTTGATCAAGCCCAGTTAAGCCTGAACCGCAGCATGCAAATCCTATTTGGGTCAGGCATTACACAAACTGCAAGTGTTGTGCAAATTGTACAATTGAATGCACTTCAATACCAAGTGGTTTTGTCAGGAGACTCTGTTGCACAAATTGGAGATTTTGTGCAAGTAATTTACCCTGTTATTGCCAACGATATAATTGAATACAACGGCTCACAATGGGTTTTGGCCTTTGACAGCAGCAGCCCTTTGCAGACATTGGTGTTGAATCAATACAGTCAAAAATGGTTTCTTTGGACGAATCAAGAATGGAAAGCTTTTCCCAAGAGCACGTATACACAGGGCTTATGGCGCCTCAGCCTCTAAATAATCCTATGAAACAGTATCCCACAAAGCCAGTTGCACAAGTTGATATGCAAATAATGGACCAATTTATTGATCCCAATACACGGCAAATTTTGAAAATTCTTCATGATCATCATGTGTCCACTCGGATTGTAGGTGGTGCAGTGAGAGACATGTTGCTACATAAAAAACCACGGGATATTGATTTGGTAGTGGACGCAGATCCCAGTGAAACGTTGTTTCTCTTGAACCTATATGGAATTGAGGCAGAAACACAGGGCATCAAACATGGCACCATCAAAGCCGTTTTTAGGCAGAACGGGGACAAAAACAAAGTGGAAATAACCAGTTTGGGTTACAGGATACAGTTGAAAGGTGCTCGACCTTTTCTCAAAAAAGCCAAAAACTGGGCTACAGACAGTGAAATGCGGGACCTGACAATCAACAGCATGAGTATGGATTTACATGGCCACATTTGGGATTATCAAGGCGGATACGCCGATTTGAAGCACAGTCGTATCCGAATGTTGCCTGATACTAAAACCAACATCAAGGACGATCCCAACCAAATCATGCGATACTTCAAAGCCTTAACTATGTTTCCACAACCACTTATGGTGAAAACAGACCTTGAGTGGATCAAGAAACACATTAGCTTGTTAGCTGACCA